ATGAATCCGTTTAACGCCATTACTTTTGCTGCATTGTGCGGGCCTCTGGCTTGTCCTGCTGCTTTGGCGCAGGAGTTCATCATCCAGCCAGCCCCTGTGATTGCTAAACCTTTTGAGTACTCTCCTTCTGTTGAGGAATTCTCACGCAGAATGGAAGAGGGTAAGGAGATCTTGCAAAAGTTAACAATTGCAGCAGATGACTACTATATCTGTTTGATTGATCTTAATAGCCAAGATGCTCGCGAGTTTGTTTCCAAAAACGGGACAGATACGACAGAGGCATGCGAAATGTTCCTGCGTGCTTTTGAAGAAGAAGTGAAGCGTACAATTGAATCGCCTCTGCCTGAATTTATCAGGTCAGAACTGAAGGTTTACTGGCGTCATATTGCTAAAGCTCGCTCATCTGTCACTCGCCTTAACAATTACATAAAGAGCATATTTAAAGAAACTGTTACTTTTAGCGGGCGCGCGGATCTTGCTGGAATTGCAGCACTAGCTAGTCACACATCAAATAAGCTAAAATCGATGCAATTTCACTAACCGATAGCGGACGACCATGCATCTAGAAGTCTCTATTAATCCAGAAACTAGAGCTGAATTTTTTGATGAAGTTTTTCTCAAATTCCCGGAGCTAGAGTCTTCTATCATTGATGATTTCAAGAGATACAAAGCAACCGGTGAGCTTCCGCATTATTTCGGTAGGGACGTTGCGTATACTCAGCCCTATGGTGCTTTTCGGGCTGGGTTGATGCATATCCATCTTTGTCTACCGCCAAACAAGTTTCCCGAGAAACTTCCACAACCGGATAGGGTCTGCAAGAAAGGTGATCCTGATAATGATGCTTGTCTTGTGTATGTCCAAGGTGAGCTTTATGAGAATAAATATTCACTCATTGCTATTATGTATCCCGATGCACATGAAAAAGCAAGAAAACATGATGTGATGAGCTATCTGGCGCGAATTGCCCAGAATTATAAAGATGAAAACTAACCCGCCGAAGCGGGTTTTTTGTGAGATTAGTTATTTATTTTCCTATTTGTTCTTACCCTCTCCCATTCAATTCTGCCTTCTTCACGCCGTTTATCTATATATTCAGCAAGATCCTGAATGTTGATGCAGCGCTTTGCTTTCTGTGATGTACCAACACGATAAGTCGGGATCGGCAATTGGCATGCATTTGCTTTCGCTTCTGCTGTGTTAGGGCTCATACCGAAATACTTTTGGCATACAGCTGACAGCTCAATGTTTGGGGTATTGAATTCAGCCATCAGTAAAAACAAGGTGTTCATAATTTTCTCCATCAAAACCGGCTGCACCCGGGAAAATCATAATTCTGTGCTGGTGGCAGGAATTAGTTTCTGCCAGATAGCGGAAACATATTTTGCCTGATGACGGGCATCAGCCAGGGCGTTGTGCCGTTCGCCATCGAAAGGCATGTCCATTTTTGGGTCGAATCCGATGGAACGCCCAAGCGTAACGATCGTGCGTACATCGTGGTCATTCCAGTACGCCCACGGGCAGATTTGTCCTGCTCGCTCGTAAGCTCCACGTAAAATTACGTTGTCGAAGGTGGCCCCGTTACCCCAGACTTTTAAATATTTTGTATTGTCTGCATGCTGATTAATGAAATGGCTCAGTTCAGAGAGAGCATCGCTGATCGACAAAGTATCATCAATACAGATTGCAGCTCGTGCTTCAGGGCTTTGTTTCAACCACCACAGGATGGTATCGCCGTCAGGTGTAGCTCCTTGCCCCATAGCACTTTCCAGGCTAACAACCGTATAGAATTCCTGTCCGATGTCTCCGGTTTCTGGAGTGAAGAACACCGCGCCAATGGAAACGATCGGTGCATCCTTATTTTTCCCCATCGTCTCAAGGTCGATCATTAAGTTGTTCATCACTTCACCTCCTGCGGCGGTTCCGGTAGCGGCATCCAGTGAGTTGCTTGCTCAATACCATTACCCGGCTTAATCGTTGCATCTCCGCGCCGAAAGGTGCCTCCGGTATAGCGTGCGGCGCATATTAGCGGTTCAACCAGAGAGCTATCGAAATTCACCGAAATAAGCACGTTCTGGCCCTTTTCAGGCATTCGATCACTACAGCTTATCCAACTATCCGGAGTTCCCGGAGAGTTGCCATTTACATCGAAGTTTGGCTCTGCGTCCTGAACCAGGAGGATGTAACCATTCTTGGCTGTATCAAGTTCTAACGCCTCGGTGACGGTGCCGAAATAGCGATTACCTAAATCAGCATCACAAGTGCTTACATCAATGGAAACTTCCATGCCTTCGATTAATTCTGGCAAGTTGTAAGTTTGGCTTACAGGTTGGCTACCCTGAAGCATGGCGGCGCGGTGACACCAGATAATCCAGCCAAGCGCCATATCCCATGCCATGTATTCTCTATCGCCATTTTTTGCCCTACGGCGATCTACAGATTCCCCGAAACGCTTCTCCATAAATAATTCATAGGCTGCTCGTTCATCCGATACTGCTGCCAGCGATGCCAGTGCAATTTTAAATGCGGTAAGTATGTTGTTAACCTGACCTATTTCGAATGCTATTTCACTACATACAAACGATTTATCGTCTATTATCGACTCAATTCCGGTAATCGTGTTCTGTAACCATTCTTTGGTAAGAGTATTCATAACTATTTCACTTTAATCTCAATATTTCGCAGCTTTAGCTCTACTGGCAGGTCTGACTTTCCTGTTAATGCTAATGCGAGATTTTCAGGAGTAATGAGAGCAGTTATTGTTTTCCCCCTCGCCAGACGAATAATCATTCGTATCTCGCAATCGTCACATGCTCCCGGTCGAACAATTGAGATTTGTCCGTTCATCTCACTTCCCCTTCACACCAATGTTGGCGGCGGCGCGCTCGGCTTCACTTTGTTCCCAAAACCACTTGTGAAGCGCCATAAGCTTTTCGTCAATCGGTGCATATTTGCGATTAAAGTAGGCCTGAGCATCTTTCTCAGATTCGTCCGGTAATTCGCCAGGGCCAAACAGTGTGTTATAAATCCATGCCAGTCCGCTCTTAGCGTCGCCAGTTGCCTGCCATTCGATAATGGCAGCCTGCATGACCAGAATGTTTTTCCCGATTAATAGGTCCAGTTCTTTGTACCGGTTGCGGATGTATGCATTCTCGCTTTGTAATTCAGCGTTTCGCTTCTCTGCTGCTTCCAGCTCATCCAGCAGCGCCAAGACGGTGGCAGGATTGGCGGCGGCTATGAATCGTTTATTGGCGCGATTATCTGGTCCTGAGCATGATGCTATGTAGTAATTGGCGTTCAGTCCGGCATCGGCAATTACTCCATGGTAGTCATCAGCACACCATTCGCCTGGTGTTGCATTTTCTGCCGCCAGTCGCAGAGCCTGATAGTTAATCTCGCTCACTGGTTGCCTCCTTTACGGATCTGCGCTGCGATGCGCGAAAAAAAAGACTCCCGCGTATGACTGTTAAGAGCTGGCGCGAACGCTGCGTTAAGAACGGCAGCATCACAGCCGTCATCGATATAGAGCGCAATTTTTTTCTCCAGGCGCGCTTTGGCTTCCTGCAACTGCATACCCCGGCACGCACGCGGGATATACTCAGCAATTTGAGCGATAGATTTTTCGTTCTGTTTAAACATGCTTCACCTCGATAGGCTTGATGGTATCGATCAGCAGTCGGCGGCGAGTATTTTCTGCAAAGTGGCGGCGTCCGGTTTCTTTGTGGTAAAACTCGTTTTTTCCGACGACCCACATCCGCTTTGTCTGGTGCAGTTTTTTTACCTGCGGACCGTCTCGGGTGATAACAATTCCTGTATGAGTTTTTATCACGCTCATTTTTTATTCTCCGGTGCTTTCGGCATTACTGCCCAGTGAGTGATATTGACGTTTTCAAGGTCCCCGACCTGAAATGTCCACTGCCATTCTCCGGTTTCTTTTTGTCCCCAGGTGTACCAGAGAGAACGCCAGCCAATTAGCCAGCCTTCTCCGTTAGCATCAAATAACAGAACACTTTCATTTGCTGGCGGCAGTTCAGCTGACACTGGTATTATTTTGTTTTCCAGTGCCGCACATTTAGCTTCAAGCGCATCGAATTTACGTACCAGGTACTCAGCATTTGTTTCATTCACTTTCAGATCTCGTGGTACACATTTCCCGCGAAGAAACCCTTCCATTTCGAAAACATTCATGCGCATGTGCGTAACTCCGATAACTCGTTAAAGCGCTCCATAAACATCCCGTAGGCATGGCTCGGAGCCAGTGGAATAACTTTGAACATTTCTGTTGCCGGGATACCTTCCAGTACTGGCCAGAAAGAGCCATCATCAAGCCCGAGATCGCGGCGTTCGGTTGCCAGCATGATGAGATCGGCATATTTCACAGGCGTGCTCATAACCGGGGGTAACCCGTATTTCTCACGGATTACGGCGTCTATTTTTTCTTCCATCCGTTTATAGTCAGGAAGAAGGCGTTTCAGTGGAGCGGGAATATCCTGGCAATACGCTTCTGTTGCATCATGCATTAACGCTTCAAAAGCAAATTCCTGCGGCACCAGCTGGCTGCAAAGCACCGCATGCTGGGCGACACTGTAGAAGTGTGAAAGATGTCCTGCAAAGCGACAGATATTTGAAAGGGAAACCGCGATATCGTTAATCACGATGTCGTCTTTATTTATCTTGTCATAATAAAAATGCTTCCCGGAAAAAGTTTTAATAAATGACATTTCGTTCTCCACTTTATATGCGCTGCACCGCGCTGAATTCGGGTAAAAGGAATCCCGCACCATCCGGCGATTATTGAGTTAATTACGTTTCCATAAATGCCCCCGCAGGGGCATTTGCAGTAATGAAATCAGGCGGTGAAAGTACCAATAAAGGTTTCTACTTTGCTGTCTTTAAATTTCTCAACAAGCAGATCACGAAATTCGTTAGCCATTTCTTCCTGCACCGCTTCCAGCTGAATAATGCGCAGAACCAGTACAGGACGATCGCCAGTGATAATGCTGAGGCGTAATTTAAACGGACGTTCTTTAAGGCCTTCAAACGGAACGCATTTAAATTCAAATGCCACTGGCATAATGTCTTTGGTCTTCGCTTCGACAGACTCCATCAGGGAGCGTTTGCCGCTGAAGTCATTATCTTCAAAATCAGCGGTCTGGTTTGCTTCAATCGTGATTTTACGGACAGCCGCAGCCGCTTTTGTTGCCTGAATAGCGTCACCATTAGCATCAAAGCCCACAAGGTAGTCGGCCCAGTCTTCAATCCATTCTGCCAGTGACTTCTGGGAGTTACGCTCGCCGTTAACAGACAACAGAGCAGAGAACGGTGCTGTCTTTTTCAGTTTGAGAGTGGCGGTGTTATCTGCGTGACCTGGTTCATCAATAGTACCCAGGTTAAGCACACTGACGGCACGCATATTATCGGCATCGATAAAGCAGCGGGTGCCTTCATCTGCAAGATCTTTAGAATAACGGGTAAAGTCATCGATGCTGGCAGTGGAAAGCGCACCACGGAAACGGAAGCGATTTAAATTAAATTTTTCCAGATCATGAATGCGGAAATTCTCAGGCAATGCCACAGCATCGGCACCAATATTACTGATAATTTCATTAACACCCTGAGCAGAAATAAGAGCATGGATTTGATTAATTGCGGTTGCGTCTAAGTTCTGAGACATAATAAGTCCTCACTATATAAAGATATTCAGTGATGAGATAAATAATCAGTTAATTAAGAACGATATTAATGACCTGCTGCGCGGAGTTTTCCGTCAGGTTCACCGGCAAGAGTCAGTAATTGTCCTTGGTCTTCCTGCAGAATAGTCAGGCGACCACCGCGATTGACATACATCGGCGTTTCGGTGGTGTCTTCTTCAGAAATTTTCCCGCGGTTAGTCGGGCGAACATATGAGAGTTTGTGTTTGATTTTCACACGGTTCTCATCAAACGGTTCGATTTCCAGGTTGAGCGAGACCTTACCTTTGGTTTTCGTGTTCATCACACCGGAAGCGACTTCACTGAGAACAGCGCCGATTTTGGTTTCAAATACGCCGCCGTCCAGCTCCCCGATAAATGCCTGCACATCAGTACTGCGTTCGCTAGCCATTTTGCTGCTCCTCATCATATCGACCCTGCAAGGTCGGTTGGTTTCTCCACAAAACAGAGAAGAACACCTGCGGTGGCAGCCTCCCGGATGGATTGGGTTATGAGCCCGTCGTCCGGTGATGCTCTTCTCTGTTTTGTAAAAAGAGCGGTACCAGCCGGAAGCAAGTGTACAAACTGGTACCGCCAAAGCAGTGGCTGTTGTGGTGGGGTTGTCACTCAGGCGTATGGTCAACCTGACAATCCGGTGTCCTCAACGGGGAAAGAGTAACCCCGCCATACTTACCGCCGCGCCATTTCGCGGATTACCACAACGCTGAGAGCACTTAGCCAGTTACGGCACCACACTTTGTCGCGGTTCCATAAATGCCCTCATCGTTGCACCCTGGTCTCTTCCCAGGCGTCAAACCGAATCGCCACGCTGGTTAGGCGTCTTATCAGCATCCTCATTGACTTGCACATTCCGGCTACCTGGTTTGTTTGCCCGAGCAAGGAGTGGATTGTCCCCTTTAACGTCCCCAGACCGCTAACGACGCATGTGCCATACGCCGTGTTACAACCAAATTTTGTCAGGACCTTGTTTGTTGGTCTGGAAAGAAAGATAAAATGAAATTGCGTAACGTGCAAGTATTTTATTGCGAGACATGCAATATCGTGAGTAATGAAAAGCCACCTTCTGGTGGCTAATTGATGTTGAGGTAGGGGGTTAATTGTGTCGCTTAAGGGTTTGTGACTGACTGATTAAGACCTTTCCAAAGACCATAAACCGGTGTTCGTTTTCGCTGGTAATTCCCCATTCGCGGTAAATCTGATTATCAGAAATTACCAGCAGTTTATCAGGTATCATTTGCAGTCGTTTGACGTAAATTTTATCATCAAAACCAAATACATATATACCATCCCCATCAAACTGATTGATACTGATATCAACGAAGATGAGATCTCCTGGCTCAATGGTTGGACACATACTGTCCCCACGAACGTTGATAACTTTAATGTGATTTGCTGGTCGTCCACCAAACATCGATACAGCATTATCAGTTCTGTATTCAATGGCATGAATCACATCAATGACATCACCGCCCTGGATAAGGCCATTTCCCGCACTGGCACTGACATCCAGCATTTCAATACGGAATACATCCTTCACCTGCGCAACATCCTCACTAATACTGTTTTTACATACAGTATTACTTTTGAGGTCTGAGGTAAAGAGATCAGCAATATCAACACCTAAGCTCCTGGCAATATTACTCAGGGCTTGTTCAGTGAATTGTTTCTGCTTACCTGTTTCGAGGCGCGAGATATTCGCCGCATCCACTCCTATTGCTTCAGCGAGATCGGCGATTTTCATGTTCTTCGCCTGGCGAAGTTGTCTGACTCGATTTCCTATGTTCATGCGTTTATTACATTTCTTTATTGCGCGTTAAGCAAATCAACTTGCGCAAAATATTTGCGTGAAATAATATGCTCATCACGCAATATGTGGAGGTTATATGCAATCACCATTACGGAATGTGCGTAAGGCGCACGGATTTACTTTGCAGCATGTTGCTGCGGGCGTTCAGGTCAATCCAGCGACGCTGAGTCGTATTGAAAGACTGGAACAAATTCCATCTATCGATCTTGCAGAACGTCTGGCCAATTTTTTTAAGGGTGAAATCAGCGAAATGCAGATTCTTTATCCGGCACGTTTTCAATCTAGCCAAAACCAGAATGGGTTTAAACCACAGGAACAGGAGGTAAGCCGTGGGTAAGCATCATTGGAAAGTGGAAAAACAACCTGAGTGGTACGTGAAAGCTGTCAGAAAAACTATCGCGGCATTGCCTGGGGGTTACGCTGAAGCTGCTGACTGGCTGGATGTAACAGAGAACGCTTTATTCAACCGCCTTCGTGCAGATGGCGATCAGATTTTCCCGCTGGGATGGGCAATGGTTTTACAGCGCGCGGCTGGCACTCACTACATTGCGGATGCTGTCGCACAGTCTGCTGGTGGGGTGTTCGTATCGCTTCCTGAAATTGAGGAAGTAGAGAACGCCGATATAAACCAGCGCCTGCTGGAAGTCATCGAACAGATCGGGAATTACTCAAAGCAGATTCGTTCGGCAATCGAAGATGGGGTCGTGGAGCCACACGAGCAGACAGCAATTAATGATGAGTTGTATCTGTCAATTTCGAAGCTCCAGGAGCATGCAGCACTGGTCTACAAAATCTTCTGCGCTCCAGAAAAGAGTGACGCCCGCGAGTGTGCAGCTCCGGGCGTCGTGGCGTTTTGTGTCTGTGGAGAAACTAACGCATGAACAGTTTAACGGCAAATAACCGTTTGTCGCAACAGCTGGTGGTCAGTGTCGCTGAACACCTGTTGTTACGGCATGAATGCAGATTACCAAATCACTTGGCTGTAAGTAACCACAGAGAACTTTACCTGACTGTGGGGGGCGAGTTGTGCAGGAACTTAACCGCTGGTTTCGTGACGGAAGAGGGCTTTATGTCCATGTTATTCGTTGGGAGCCAGAAACACAGCGCGTTATCTATCTTCGCAAAGACTACCCGCATGAGTGCTTTAGTCCTTTGTGGAAATTCAGGCGTGATTTTGTTGAGTGTGAAGGACCACCAGCACATTGATTCTGCCATTCCGGGACGTTACACTGTTCAGGCACCTTATAAAGCGGGTGCCGGGCGTGGAAACTCGGAATTCACCAAAGCGCACAACCGCGCTCTTGCGGTTTTTTTGTGTAATGAGCAGCATTACGCCCAAATTATGGTGGGGCGTGCAGGGCCAACTTCGGTTGGGCCGGGTTCTTTGGTGACCGGTATTTCCACCCCTGTACGTCTCACCACCAATAAGGTCGTGGAAAGCCTTGGTGGTGAGTTATTAAAAATCACCAAAGAGGCTGCCATCATGGCTACGATCCCAACCCTCACTCAACCTGAAATTGCCATCGTTGATGGTCAGGCTGTTACTTCATCCCTGGCTGTTGCCAACTTCTTCTCCAAACGTCATGACGATGTACTGAAAAAGATCCGCACGCTTGAATGCTCTGCATCATTCACTTCCCGCAATTTTTCGGCGAGTGATTACACCGATTGCACAGGCCGCAAACTACCTTGCTATCAAATAACCCGCGACGGCTTTGCGTTTCTTGCTATGGGTTTCACGGGTAAACGTGCTGCCCAGTTCAAAGAGGCATACATCAATGCCTTTAACCAGATGGAGAAACAGCTTTCAAATCCCTCTGTACTGAGCGACGTTGCACATAACGCCAGCGTTCTCTATTCCTACATTTCATCAATTCATCAGGTCTGGCTGCAGCAGCTTTATCCTATGTTGGCAAAAGCCGAATCTCCGCTGGCTGTTAGCTTGTATGACTATATTAATGATGCTTCGGCACTGGCCTGCCTCATAAATTTGTCGCTGAACCCTTCAGAGGTAAGGGGGCGCAAATGATCCGGAATATTTTCAAACGGTTTACCAATCAGACTTTCCGTTGTCCTCGTCCGGGTCAGTGGTACACCACACCTGCAGGGCATGTTCTACGTGTTAGCCTGGTTGACCGTGAATGTCAGAAGGTGATTTGTGAACCGCTGGGCCGTAGTTACCGCGTCAGTATGCCGCTTATAGCCTTTCGCTCCGGAAAAAACATGAAGCATCTCGGAGGTGCTGCATGAGTATGGAGCTGATGGTTAAAGCGATGAAAATTCGAGTGGGTAATCCATTGCGAAAACTGGTTCTGATCAAGCTGGCTGATAATGCCAGCGATCAGGGGGAGTGCTGGCCCAGCTACCAGCATATTGCTGACCAGTGCGAGATTAGCAAACGTTCTGTGATGAATCATATTGCGGCCCTTTGTGAGTCCGGGCTGGTAAAAAAAGTCACCCGGAAAGGTGAAAAAGGTAACTCAAGTAATATCTATCTCCTTCATCTGGATGGTGCAGGAGATTCACTAGGGGGTAGTGCAAATAATTCACTATCTGGTGCAGCAAATTCACCAGGTAGTGCAGGAGTTGCACCAGGGGGTAGTGCAGGAGATTCACCCAGAACCAGTCACTCTTTTGAACCAGTCAAAGAACCAGTCAATGAACCAATAGCTGTTGGTGCATCAGTTGATGAGTCCGTGCGAGTTCGTTCAAACCGACCGGAATACTCTCCGGAGTTTGAGCAGGCATGGCTGGTATATCCCAAACGTGCTGGTGGCAATTCAAAATCTGCAGCCTTCAAAGCCTGGAAAGCCCGTTTGAATGAGGGGGTAAACCCCGAAACCATGCTGGAAGGTGTGAAACGCTACGCGGGCTGGGTATCTGCGATGGGTAACAGCGGCACACAATTTGTGAAACAGGCTGTT